GGACGGCAGGTCAAAAACAGAATCACTCAAAAGTTCTTCTGAAATTTTAATTGCTGTACCAAGCTTATATGCGGAAAGCGATGCCTGTCCGAAAGCATCATCAGAGAGGGAATACTGCTGTTCTTCGTCCATCCAGACAGCCTCGCCCTTGGAAGTCACAATCGGAATCTTGCGATCGCCGGAACTGGTCTTGATAACGGTCGCCATCTGGCGGAAGATGTTCTCCTCCTCAAGCGCCTCGATGAGCTTTCTCTCGAACTCATCCGGCACAAGGTAACCGCCCTCAGTGTCCGTGCCGACATGAAGATCATTGCGGACATCGATCCAGTTGCGGTTGCGGATGCTGTTCCAGAATGCCGTTTTGTAAGTGTCGCTTGCTGTGCCTGCCTTTTCAGAAACAGCCGGAGTTGCGGGTTTTCCGAGAACAGGAGTGGAAGTTGCCTTATTCATTTCAGCTTCGATTTCAGCCTGTCGTTCCAGACGCTGAATTTCTTTTCCGAGATCAACAATCGTCTGTTCCATTGCATCATAGATCTTGGAATCTTCCTCACTGAGCACGCCATTTGCGTTTCGCTTGCTGTCAAGAAAATCACGTGCTGTATCCCAGGACTTCTTTCTCTTTTCTCTGAGTTCTTTAATCGTCATGATCAATTCCTCCAATCAATATTTCAATAATGCCAGTCTTTTTTCAAGCTGGTCAATCGGTGTACCTGTAACGGATTCTGCTGATGCAGATACTTTGGATAAGAATGCAGATAGATTCCTTGACTTTGAATAGGTCATTGCGGTCAGTGTATCTTCTTTTTCCTCTTCATCCGGTTCTTCCTCTTTGGGAACAACAGGCATTTTCTTCTCTGCAAAAAGAATCCCGTCCACAAACCCCATCTCATGAGCCTTTTTTGCATTGAGCCATGTTTCATCGGACATCAGCTTCGCAATCTTGTTTCTGCTGAGATGAGATTTGGTTTCGTAGGCGTTAATAATACTCTCTTTGACTTCTTCCAGAAGTTCAATTGCTTTTTCCATATCTGCTTTATTGCCCATTGCTGATGTGGAAGGGTCGTGAATCATCATTAGGGCAGTCGGTGCAATCAAAGTTTCATCGCCTGCCATTGCCACAACAGACGCAGCGGAGGCAGCAATGCCATCAATTTTCACGGTAACCTTGCCTTTGTGATTTTTCAGCATAGAATAAATCTGACTTGCAGCGAACACATCGCCGCCCGGCGAGTTCAGCCAGACTGTCAAGTTTCCGCTGACTTTTGATAGTTCATCACAAAACAAAGCAGGTGTCACTTCATCGCCCCACCAAGTATCTTCAGAGATAGGACCGTTAAACAAAAGCTCTGTTTCCGATGTATCTTCGTTTTGGATAAAGTTCCAGAATTTCTTCATTTGGTTTTCTCCTCCTTCTCTAAATTTTGGTTTGCAAATGCTCCTGCATCAGCAAGTTTGGTAAAGCTGCCATTTACGAGATACAGGTTACCGCCTTCCTCTTCAGAAATCATATTCATATCTTCAAGTTCTCGGATGTCATTTGCCGACATCCAACCGTTTTGTCTTGCGATAGCATAGCCCTGCATACGGGAAGCATAGTCGCCACGCAGTAGTCCGTCTACATTGAACTTCACGAAATACTGTCCTTTTTCGGAATCAGAAAGAAGTGCTTTCTGCAAAGACTGCTCCCAGCGAACAATCCAAGGATCAAGGCTGTATTTGACGAAATCCAATGACAGATGTTCCACATTTGAAAATGTTGCATGGTCAAGGTCGCCGATCATATGGAGCGGCACTCTGTACATTCTTGCGATTTCTTCAATCTGAAACTTTCTGGTTTCCAGAAACTGTGCTTCATTATTCGGAATTGAGATTGGTGTAAATTTTACGCCTTCTTCCAAAACGGCAACTTTATGTGAGTTTTTTCCTCCATATGCTCTATGCCATGCGTCTCTTAATCTATCGGGATTTTTAATCACTCCCGGATGCTCCAATACACCGCTTGGATTTGCATTATTTCCGAAAAACGATGCCCCATATTCCTCGCAGGCAATAGAAATGCCGATTGCATTTTTCGCAAGTGCAATCGGCGAATATCCAACCAGACCATCGAAACCTAAACCCGGAATGTGCAGTACTTCATCGGCGTAAAGAATGATGTCGCCTTGTTCTTTCAAATTCGGATTTGCCTCACCGTAACGGCTGTAAATGTATATCAGACGGTTTTTCTCATCACGGTCAACTTTCATCTTATCCGGCATCAGAGGATACAATCCTAAAACATCACCTCTGCCGTTCCGGATAATCTGTGCATAGGCATTGCCGTAAATCAGCAGATGGGACATTAAGGTTTCTCGGAAAACAAAAGAAGTCATTTCAGGATTTGGCTGGTCGTGGAGCAAAAAGTAAAGCGGGTGCCGTGGCACTCGCTCTTTTCCTTTCTCGTTATATTTGTACACATGAAGCGGCAGTTGTGCAATTGCTTCTGACAGTACACGCACACAGGCATAAACTGCGATATGCTGTAGGGCTGTTCTGTCGGTGACTCTTTTTCCTGCATTGCTTCTGCCGAAAAAATATGTGTAGGACGGGCTGTCATAACTGTTTGTAGGCTTATCTCTGGACTTGAAAAGTCCTGTGAAAATGCTCATGATGAAAATCAATTCCTTTCTTGACTTTGTGTATATGGGTGTGGTATAATATGCTAAACAGAATGCAGAGCAGTTGCTCTACAAATCGGAGTTGGACCAATTAATATAAATAGACAAGGAGTTTTTATGGAAGAAATTAAAGAAATACTTGGGAGTTCTTGTGATACATACTTCAAAATGACCAATGGACAAATCTTTGTAGCTAGTTCGGAATTTCGTGCAAAATCAGGAGAAATAGATGGCTTTATCGTTTATAAAGAAGGAATTAAAGATTATAACACCGGAATAGCCTTAACGCAACAGGAAATATCAGAGCTAGTTGAACAATATGAAAAGTATAAACTAACACATACTGATGTTGTTGATTGGGCTTGGTTAGATTAATACTTTCTACGTGCAAATAACCCGATAAATTCCAGTTTGTAGGGGTAACTACATCTATAAAATCAACATCTCCCTCGTATCATAAACCGACTCATCAGACACACATCCACAGCGAATTGCACGGTCAAGAGCCATGATCATGGCAACAGCACCGTCGATCTTCTCTGTGGATTTTTCTTTGTCCGGTTTGATGTTTCCGGCAGGGTCACGGCGAATAAAAATGTTATCCATCATCCACCTTAAAACAGGGTGTCCATTGTGGGCAAGTGTCTGTTCCAAAGTCAGCTTCATCAGTTCCTTGGTCGGCGGGCTCATATCTTTGTAACCCTGACCAAACTGAACCATTGTAAATCCAAGTCCCTCCAGATTCTGTGACATCTGCACCGCACCCCATCTATCGAATGCTATTTCTTTGATATGGAATTTCTGTCCCAGTTCATCGATGAAGTTTTCGATAAAGCCATAATGGACAACATTCCCCTCAGTAGTTTTCAGATACCCCTGCCGTTCCCACACATCATATGGAACATGGTCACGCCTTACTCTAAGTGGCAAAGTTTCTTCTGGCAGCCAGAAGTAAGGCAAAATGTAATAATGTTCATCATCTTCTGTAGGCGGAAACACCAAAACAAATGCTGTAATATCTGTTGTAGAGGAAAGGTCAAGACCACCATAACAAATACGACCTGCAAGCATCTCTTCATCAAAAGCCACCTTGCATTTGTCCCATTTCTCCATCGGCATCCAACGCACTGCCTGTTTTACCCATTGATTGAGTCTTAGTTGTCGGAAAGCGTTCTCTTCACCGGGAGTTTCCTTTGCAGAGTTACACGCAGCCACCACCTTATCCATTCCGATGGTCTTATCCAGACTTGGATTTGCTTTTTTCCAAACCTTCGGGTCAGTCCAATCTTCCGATTCATCAGCACCATAAATTACAGGGTAGAAAGTCGGATCATGCTTCCTGCCTTCCAGAATGTCCTTTGCCTTTTGGTGAACTTCATAGCAGATACTATTGGTGTCCGTTCCGGCGGTGGTAATCAGGAAATACAAAGGCTGCATTCTGGCATCGCCGGAGCCTTTGGTCATAACATCGAACAGCTTTCTGTTCGGCTGCGTATGAAGCTCATCAAACACAACCCCGTGGATGTTGAAACCGTGCTTGGAATAGGCTTCTGCCGAAAGCACCTGATAGAAACTGTTGGTTGGGATGTACACGATACGCTTCTGTGAGGTCAGGATCTTCACCCGCTTGGAAAGGGCAGGGCACATTCGTACCATATCCGCTGCTACGTCAAATACAATGGCGGCCTGTTGACGGTCAGCAGCACAGCCGTAAACTTCGGCACGTTCTTCACCGTCACCGCAAGTTAATAGCAGAGCAACGGCAGCTGCAAGCTCTGATTTGCCATTTTTCTTCGGAATCTCAATGTAAGCCGTGTTAAACTGACGATAGCCGTTCGGTTTTAAGATTCCGAACAGGTCACGGATTATCTGTTCCTGCCAGTCCAGCAGTTCAAATTTCTTTCCAGCCCATGTGCCTTTGGTGTGGCTGAGGCATTCAATAAAAGAGACGGCATAGTCTGCCGCCTTTTTGTTATACTTGGAATCCTCCGCCATAAAACGAGTCGGTTTAAATCTTGCTATTGTTCTCACCCCCCAATAAAAAAGACCTGCCAAAAAGCAAGTCTGTATCATTTATTTTAACGCCCTCAAGGGGCAGTTTTGTAATCGAGATTCCATTCCCATTGTAACCATATTACCATACAAAAGCAAGCATAGCAAGCGGCTAAATGGACAGAAAAAACGTCGAAATTTCTACGTTTTCTTGTGTACCATACACGAACAAAAATCAGGTGTACGACCGCCAGAGCCTTTCGGCTCCGGCTTGTGGGATTCGGTTTTGGAAAAATCAGTTGTACTGTTTCAGCAGGATCGCCAGTGCAGTTTCGGTTTCTTCATCCTCCGGCGGAATATCCATGCCCCGGTCAAAATTGAACACCGTTTTGCCATTCCGCCGCAGGGAGATTTTCGAGGCTCTGCCTTCCTCGTAGCCGTAAATGGAAGGCTCCTCATAGTGTTT